GAAGTCAAAGATGGAGATTGTGATGACTTGAAGGAAGCTTATGATTTCTTAACTAAGAGAGCATTAAACAAGATCATCAAACGATTAAAATTGCTCCAAGATGATTGTGCAAAATGGAAATTAACTGCAAAGAAAATCAAAGCTGCCAATAAGAAGCCTAGAAAGAAGAAACAAAAGAGTTCACTAGATCAAATTCAGAAGTTACAGTTTTTAAAAGAAACTGATGAATTTGGTGGACTCAAGAGTGTTCCTCCAACAAGAATTGTTGGAGCCACACAATTATGGGTTTTCAATGTTCGTTATAGGAATCTTGGTGTCTATATCTGTGATAATAATCATGGCTTTAGTATCAAGGGAACTACTATACAGAATTTTGATTTGGAGAAAAGTGTATTTAAGAAAGTTAGAAAGCCTGATGATAGTATTCAAGAAGTTTTGAATGCTGGAAAAGTCAAGCTTAAAAAGATTCTTCCAAACTTAACTACTAAGGAAAAGAGTTTGACAGGAAGAATCAATAAAGATACAATATTATTGAGGGTAATTAAGTAATGAAGTTAAAACACGAAAAGGGAACATTAGAGAACGATCCATCAAATAGAGTATTGCTATATTCATTTGATAAGAATGAAGATGAGTTCCTATACATCAACAATATTGCTGGTGTCAAGATAGTTAAGAAGGATTTTTCAGAGAGAGATTCAAAAATTTATCATCATGTTGATCTTATTATTCATACAAGAATACCTGAGATTGGCACACTTATTTTTACATTTGATGATAAATTAGAGAGTCAAGTTAGAACTTTGGTTAAAAGTAGTATATTTAAGCTATAATTATGAAGTTATTATTGGACGACGGAACAGAAGTTGATATAGAAAGTGTTGAAGCTATGGAAGCCATTGATGATTGTAATGGAGAGAAGATAGACATATACAAAGTTCGTAGGAGTAAATGATGCCATATATTAAAAAGATTGATAGAGCCAGTTATGATGATATTGTTGATTCACTTGCCGATAAAGTTAAGTATAATGGTGAAGCTGATGCAAAGCAATATTGTGGTGATTTGAATTATATAATTACAACACTATTACACAAAGTTCTTGATGATGGAGTAAGAACCGGCTATGCTGATTATAATGAGTTGATTGGTATGCTTGAGTGTTGCAAACTTGAGCTGTATCGACGCAAGGTTGCTCCATATGAAGATGAAAAGATAAAAGAAAATGGTGATGTATGATATTGTTGTATTATAGATTAAAGCATCTTATCAAGTGTGTGGATAGCTGTTTGTTTAATAGAACACGACCACATATTGTTAAACCGGTTCATGTGTATCATTCACAGAGAGATATTAGATGTGAAGCGTATGTGGAGATCACAAAAGAACAATGTGAGAATGCTAGAGGCCATCATTATGTATTCCAAGATTTTCATAATGGGAAATATTATATGGCGGTTAAACTTAGATATGATTATGATAATTGGTTTGACTTTAAATTTTCTGTGTGTTACCTTTGGGTAGCTAAATTTTTTTCACCGAATATTTTTGTTTTGGACTATAAATGAGTTGGGATGTTTGGTTAGAAATGGACACAGGTGGTCCTATTAAGACTGAGGTATCAGAGTCATTCAATTATACACACAATTGTAATTGTATGTTGCGTGATGTTGGTATTGAATGGAGTGAAATGCGAAACATGAAAGGTAAAGATGTTGTCTTTATGCTTGATATCGCTATTGAAAAATTAAAGAGTGATCCAGAGAAATATCGAAAGATGAACCCAAGTAATGGTTGGGGTAGTTATGATTCGCTATTATCAGTTTTAGAAAGAATTGTCGAAGATTTTTCTATGCATCCGAAAGCTACGTTAGGTGTTTGTGTATGAGATATGCTATTTTTTATGATTTAGAAACCACAGATTTGAATTTTGTCGGTCAAATATTGAACTATGCGTTTATAACAGTAGATGAAACATTCACAGAAGTTTCACGATTGACTGGAGATATTAAGATATCAAGAACGCAGTTGCCAGAAGCTGGAGCAGTACTGGCTAATAGAGTTAATGTTATTGCACACCAAGAAACAGCTTCACATACAGAACCAGAAGCTATGATGAAAATACGAAAGTATATTCAATCGGTAATTGATAATTCAAGCGAGAAGGTTCGATTAATTGGATTCAATTCATCAAATTTTGATTTGCCATTCTTGCGTACAAGTATGATTCGGAATGGAGTGAGTCCGTATTTTGGTAAAAATATATGTTATGGTGATGTATTACACGCATCAAAATCATTATTAAAGACACACAAATTCAAATCTCAATTAAAGTTTTTTCGAGAAGATGAACCTGAAATACCAAGTTGTAAGCTTGAGCATTTAACGAAATCGTTTGGCTTATTGGCAGAAGATGATGTTCAGTTGCACGAATCATCATGGGACGTTGAATTGACAATTGAATATGCTAGTTTTTTAAATGAAGAATTTGGCTTGAATGTATTTGATTTTGAATCCTATACAGCATTAGAAAAGCCAGGTGTTCTTGTATCTAGGTTATCTTATCCCGCAGCTCATGTTATGCTATTTGATGTGAAAGGCAATTACAGTTTGTGGTTGGATATAGATGCATATAAAGAAGGTAAAGGAAAAGAAGCTATTAAATGGTATAATAAAGCTACAAGTTTCTTTGATTTTGATTTGTCATATGATGCACCAGAAGAGGAGCTAGATATTTTTGAAGCTGCAAAAGCTGAATTTCCAGATCTTGATTGCTATAATTATTTTCCGGAAAAGACTTGTGATATAGAACAATTTATATACAAATTGAAGTTTGATGAAATAGATGATTTATATTCAGCTATATGGAATGGCAATCGAAAAGCTATCAGAACTAAGAATGCATCAAAAATGTATATAAGATATTTATTGGCTCATGCTAATTTGAATGAAAAGACAGCTCCACTATTAAAAAAATATGCTAAGTATCGTTATGGTGGACAAATGAAAGTTGATAGATTTGAAACTGAATATGAACCAGGAGAAGAACATAAAGCATATCATAGAAAGTACAAAGATATGCGAAGTGAATTGGAAGAATTGATTAAAGATTCCAGTGGTGAAGATGAAGATATTCTTTTGGCATTGAGAGATTTTTATGATTCTTCTCCAATGAAATTGGAGTAATTATGAAAAAGAAGTTATCAGAATTGATTGAGTTTTTGAGTTGTACATTTGATTCTACTGAAAACTTTTTTATTGTTTTCTCCACAATCATAATGACTATCTTTTGTGTTGGATTTTTCACATTAATTATTGCTGTTGTATTTTTTGGACCTGATAATCCAGAATGTAGATATGGAAAATTAAAGATAGGAAATAAACTTTACATAAGTGATGATACAGTATATACTATATTAGAATATCGAGATGAACTTGGCAAGAAACATAATATTATTATAAATGAAGATATAAATTTTGCCATTCACGAATACGAAACCATTAATACATTGGAATGTTTAGATGATCATTTTAGATTATAATCAAATGGCAATCGCCAATTTGATGGCGAATATAGGTAGTAACCCAAATGCAGAAGTAACTGAAGATCTTGTCCGTCATATGATATTATCTTCATTATTATTTTATAAACGTAAGTTTCATCAAGATTACGGTCAAATAGTTTTAGCTTGTGATGATAGAAGATATTGGAGACGAAACATTTTTCCGTATTACAAAGCTAATCGAAAGAGTATGAGAGAGAAATCAAAATTTGATTGGGGTGAAATCTTTAGAATATTAGAGTTAGTCAGAGAAGAAATACGAGATTATTTTCCTTATATTTTGATTCGTGTTGAGAATGCAGAAGCGGATGACGTTATTGGTTCTTTGGTTATGAGATCGCAGGATAAAGATTTGGTTCAAACAGGTCTATATACTTCTCCAGAACCAATTGTTATTTGTTCTTCCGATAAAGATTTCTTACAATTACAAAAGTATGAGAATGTGAGGCAGTGGTCTCCAATGAAAAAGAAATTCATAACACATGATGATCCAGAATTATATCTCAAAGAACATATCATGCGTGGTGATTCTGGTGATGGTGTACCCAATTTTTTGAGTCCAGATCATGTATTTGTAACAGATGGAATTCGACAGACTCCAATCCGAAAAAAGAAATTAGAAGAATGGCTAAATAAAGAGATTGAAGAATTCGGTGATGCTGAAATGATTAAGAATTATCATCGTAATGAAGAACTGATATCCCTAGAGAAAGTACCACAAAAGATTCAAGATGATGTATCAGAAGCTTTTGAGAAAGGTCCGACGGGTGATACATCTAAGCTTTTTAATTATTTTGTTAAGAAGCGACTGAAACATTTGATGGAAGATATAACCGATTTTTAATATAGGAGAATTATATTATGGCACGTCCAACACATTTTATTCCACAGTCAATTGGCTATGTTATTGATGCTTTGCGGAAAGCTAAGAATCGAAATGAGAGACTACAGATTCTTAAAGACCATGATAATATTGCATTGCGTTGTATTCTTAGAATGCAGTTTGATGATGAATTGATTTTTGAGTTACCGAAAGATGAAGTTGAATTTAAACCTGGTAACTTTCCACTCGACCTTGGCGATACATCATTAAAACAGCAATATAAAAAGTTTTATCTATTTTTGAAAGATAAACATCCAAGATTAAAGCAAGATAAGCGACAGAAAATTTTCATTCGTTTACTTGAATCACTGGATGATCGAGAAGCCAAAATACTTCTTGATGTTAACGATAAGAAACTTAAATGTGGTGTAACAAAGAAA